AAAAAATTTAAAAGCACTTGATATTACTAAACGCCCTGTACATTGCAGTGATCATAAGAGAGAAATCATGTATGTGAAAGACGATAATCAATGGTATAACGAGAGTAAAGAGGCTGAATGCAATAAGAAATTAAAAAAGGCGATTAAAAGTATTGCTCACAAAAATATTTGCATGATCCCAGAATGGAAGGCACTTTATCCAGACTGTATTTATTCTGATTCAAATAAATCAGATATTTATAATCATATAATATATGAATCAATGGACAATAGTGATGAGCATGAAAATAAAATCATAAAGAAAATCGCAAAGGAAGTCGTGATTGAAAAATAACATTTTATATTTAATATTATTTTGTGTACTTACTCATTTTTTTAGTTTTATTTTTTTTTTGTCTTTTTTTTAGTCCACCTCTTTTTGGAACTATATATTCAAGCGAAGTGCCTTTATATTTTATACCTAATAAAGTGTATATTAAATCTGAAAAACAATTAATTTTTTTCACAGTTTCATAATCTAAACTACACATTTTAGTTACAGTATTACAATTATTTTTAATTATATCTGTTATTGATTGAAATACTTCTTGAACACTATTTGTACCTGTTTTTTTTGTTAAATTCAAAATAAAATCACACAATTCACGAAATTTTCCATAACTATTTACTAATTTATAACATTCTGGTAAATATTTCTCTCTTTCTCCTTTATATCTTTGCAGCTTTGCATCAATAAAATCTATAATTCTAGTTGAATCATCAATATCTTGTATTTCTTTTCCTATTTTGTATAAATTATCTTGTATTTCTTCTTTATTACTAGACGAGTAGAATCCCATTCTATTATACCATGATTCGCCTGTTGTTAAAATACTTAATTCAGCTAATTCTATATATACTTTAGTTTTAACACCATTATTATTAACAAAAAAATCTAATGTAGACCCATCCGAACCTATTACAACTGAATAATAACCATATTTTTGCGCAAATTCTTTAAATGAATCTAATATAAAATTTCCATAATTTGATATTGGTACACATTTGAATATAGTATCTATAAAAATTGTTAATTTATTTTCATAATCAAGTATTTCAAATGATACACAAGATTCATTATCTTTATTATATTTATAACTTTCTTCGTCATTATTTTTAATATAAACTTCAAACATCTCTCTGCGATATCTTTTTACTTTTTTTATATCAAATTTATATTTCAATGGACGAGAATTAAGTATGTCTTTTAAATTATTTATTATATAAGTATCATTTAATATTTGATCACCATTTCCACCTCTCTTTCTTTTTGTCTTATTGTTTTTCATATAATTGTATAATATTAAAATTTTTTATCATATTTCATTGAAATAAATCAACATGAAATAACTCATCGATTGTTTCATTTGCTAATTTCATATAATTTTCTTTACATAATTTCATAGTTACACCATGAGACATGGCCAATACAAGCTGTGTTTTTACAAAATCATCACTTAAATATAAACCCATTGAAAATAATGAATTCTCATTTATATAAGAATGTAAATTCGATATAAAATCATACATGCGAAAATGATTTCCTTTTCCTTGATTGTAAAGGGTTTCATTTAAAGCTTTGCTTCCCATATCAATAATATATTCATAGTGTTCTTTTGGAAGTTTCAAAATTGTTTCCAATGGTTGTATAATCATACCAGAATCAATCATTTTTTTTGCGATTACATCTGTAGGTAAGTCAAATAAATCACTTGCTAACTCAAATAATGTATTTTTAAAATGTTCATTTATTTCAAACATAATTCCGAAATCCAATACTCCTATTTTATAAGGTGATGCATTATCATTTATATTTTTAATAAATAATATATTTCCTGCGTGTAAATCCCCGTGGGTAAAACCATGAAAATTTGCTGTTACAAAACCAAATTTAATGACTTGTCGCGCAAATGCTTCGTAATCATCTTCCAATATTTCATTTATTTTCATTCCTTCAATATATTCCATCATTATCAAGTTTGGATATTTTTCAGTAATTTCCGGGTAAACTTCAGGTATTTTTACATATTTTAAATTTTTGCAATTTTCCTTGATTTTAAGCATATTTTCTACTTCTTCTTGAAAGTGTACTTGATGTCGAATGATATCTATATTTTTTTTGACCAAATCCTGGATTTTATATTGTCTAAAAATATGAAAAAATGATAATATTCGAATAAGAAACATTAAATCATCAATTGCAGAATTCAATCGGCCCTCAATATTCTTTCTTTTCATTTTAATAATAACTTGTTTTTGATGTGATTTCAAATATGTTTTATAAACTAACGAGATCATACCCGCATTGATTGGTTGATAACATCCGTCTTTTAAATAAATTTTTTCTGTAATTGCTAATTTTGCGATGCTTTCTAAATCAATGTCTTCTAAAGACCAAGGTGCGTTATCTGTAAAATTCATGAGTTGTTCATTTGTTTTTTCGTCTATAAATTGATTATTTAATGCGATTGCTTGAAAAATTTTAACATATAATATATTAATTTTTGCTAATTGCTGTGTTAAACGATTGATAAAAGATGGATAATCGTGATAAACAAAATAGAATAATCCTTCTAGTAAAAAAATGGAAAAAACACGAAATAAAAAAATATATCCCTTAAATGTGTTTAACATTTATATTATATAATATAATCTATATTCTATAATTCTCTATAAATTGTTTTACCCGATTAAATATTTTATTAAAAATAAGACCAAAAAATTTTTCCATAAAAGGAGGAATTATGCTATGTTCATTAAATACAATCAAACAATGTATATTTATTTTATGGTCTGTTATAATTTCGCAAAACATTTTGGTTGAATTCAACGGTATAGTTTCAGCTTCATCCGGTATGAATTCTGGTTTTTCAGATAAAATTGGTTGAGTAAAAAATATGATGTTATTTATTTCATCAATTGTTTCTTTACTTACATGAAGACATGCGTATCTCTGTGGTAGGCCAATGTCCGTGAAAAAATGTTTCATTAATATTATTATTTTTGATTCATTATCGTTTATTTTCTCTAAAACTACTTTTTCATATATATCTCCATTTAAATCATAAATTAACTTAACCAAATCGAAATTAATAATACTTGGTAGATGAATATGATTATTTTGAATTGAAAAATTAATCTGGTATTTATGTTTATTTATTCTTGTAAATTTCATTCCATTTTTTTCGGAAATTACTTTATAAGAAGATGAGTTTTCGGAATCCATTTTTTATTTATAAATAGTATTTATAATAAATGAAAGCTTTAAACTAAAATGCACTTTTATATAGTTTCAATACTAGTTCTTTTTGTTTCTTATAGTCACAAATCGGTTTCATATAATCTATTTTTTTATGATTTGACCATTCTTCTTCCCAATTATGAATATCTTTTGGGTCAACTTCTCTCAATTCAGGTATCCATTTCTTAATGTATTCACATTCAGGATCGAAATGTTTTCCCTGTTCCCATGGATTAAAAATACGGAAAAAGGGTTGAGAGTCCGCACCTCCACCCATAATCCATTCCCAATTACCATTGTTATTGGCTGGGTCATAATCAGTCAAATTTTGAGCAAAAAATTTCTCTCCCTTTTTCCAGTCTAAAAGTAATGTTTTTACAAAAAATGATGCTACAATTAATCTCGCACGATTGTGCATCCACCCTGTTGCAACCAATTCTCTCATTCCAGCATCTACAATAGGAAATCCGGTTTGCCCCTTACACCAAGACTCGAACCATCTTTCGTTTGTGTGCCATTTTATTTTCGCATAATTAGGCTTCAGTGGTTTGTCTAAAACATTCGGAAAATGATACATAATTTGACTGTAAAATTCTCTCCAATAAAGTTGTCGAACCAATGCTTTATTATTCTTAAATGCATAAAAAACTTCGCGAATAGATAGACAACCGAATTTAATGTAAGCACTTAACAAAGTGGTTGGCCGAATTAAATCATTATGTGTTTCAGAATAATGTTTCTGTATTTTCATTGCGGTTTTCAATGTTTTTAATGCTTCTTCTCTCCCTCCATGTACAAGTATATTCGGGTTTTCTTTTACAAATTTTTTTAAAGCAGTGTCGAGTGAAATGGTTGAACCTAGATGTTTTTTACTTTTCGCCAGTTTAAAATGTGTTATTTTTTTTGGAGTTTCCACACCTACTTTTAAGGCTCTTTCGTAATAAGGTGTGAATTTTTGATAAGGTTCTCCAGTTCCATTCAATACTTTATCTTGTTCTAATAAATAGTAATCCCAATCATACATTACATAGGTTTCCATTTTTTCACATAAATGGATTATTTTTTCGTCGCGTTCTCTAGCATAAGGAGTAATATCAAGATTGAAACAGACTACATTTATTTTGAATTCGCGTATAAAGTCAGCAATAACCTTTTCATTGTCACCATATAAAGTATATAAGTGGCCACTTTTTTTTTCAATTTCTCTCGATAAATCACCGAGACTCTCAATCATAAATTGTACAGCATTGTTTGATTTATATTTATTTGAATTGGTTACTTGTTCTGGCGTAAAAATAAAAATTGTATAAATATTTTTGCATTTTTGATGGATTAATTGTAGGCCATGATTATCGACAATTCTTAAATCACGACGAAATATAAATAAACCATTTTCGAATAAAGACATATTCTATTGTATTATATTATGTTTATAAATAAATATACATTTTATTTCTTTATTAAGTATTTGACAACTAAATAATCAATAAAAATATAATTATAAATTTGAAATTATAATATAAATAGTAATTAAAAATATAATTTATAATTATATGAATGCATTCTTTGTATTTTATTCTTGTTTTTTTCTTTTAGTAAACTCATTTCATTTACCAAGAAATTTAAAAACACACTTTTTTGAAATGAATATGGAGCCAAGAAGAACTTATCATTTATCTCGAAAATATCACGAGATGTTATTAAGAAAATTAAATTCTAGAAATACAACTATACAGAACAACAGCATTTTAGGGTTAGACGAAGAGTTGAACAATATGCAAGAATTAATGCATCAAAATGAAACAAAACCAAGATTGATTATTCAAATACCACGTGGTCAATCATCCAATTTTTTTAATGCGTTGGGGTTGAAACTTGATACAAATGATAATAGTAATGATAATAATGATTATAATGATAATAATGATAATAACGAAAAAAATAACGAATTTAACAGTAATTATAAAAATGATGAAGATAATGATTATGGAAAGAGCGAAAGCCAATATACGAAATCAAAAAACTTTGAAGTTTTAAAAAATTTTGATATTTCTTTTAAAGATGTAGGGGGTTATGAAAATGTAAAAGATGAACTTAGACAGTGTGTTGATATTTTAAAGAATTTTAAAAAATATCGGAAATATAATGTACGCATTCCTAAAGGACTTATTTTGGAAGGTCCGCCAGGAACAGGAAAAACATTAATCGCAAAGTCATTAGCAGGAGAAGCAGGATGTGGATTTATTCCTGTTTCAGGTTCGGATTTTCAAGAAAAATATGTCGGTATAGGTCCAACAAGAATCAAGGAACTTTTTCGATTGGCGAAGGAAAATGTTCCTTGTATTATTTTTATTGATGAGATCGATGCTTTGGGAAGAAAACGCTCAAGTGACGGCGAAAGTTCATCGAATGAACGCGACAATACTTTAAATGCTTTATTAGTAGAATTGGATGGATTTAAAAATAACACAGGAGTATTTATTGCGGCGGCAACTAATCGTATTGATTTATTGGATAATGCGCTTACACGTCCAGGTAGAATCGACAAAAAAATTCACATTGGTTTTCCCGATAATGTTACAAGAAATGAAATCATAAATATTCATATTTATGGTAAACCATATGATAATACAATTGTAATAGGCGATTTGGTAGAAATAACAGAAGGATTATCTGGTGCACAAATCGAGAATTTATTAAATGAGGCCATGTTACATGCTTTGCGTTTGAATAAAACAGAATTTAGTTATTCCGATTTTGATTTAATGATGAATAAAATGATTGCTGGATGGCAGCCAATTGATCATCAATTCACTCCAGATATAATTGATCACATTGCGATACATGAAATGGGACATGCAATTGTTGGAATTCTCTCGAAACACCATTCAAAAATGACGAAAGTTGTGATAAATTTATCTTCTCCAAGAAGTCCAGGTTATACATTATTTGAAAGTTCAAATTCAAACATTTATATTCGCGAAGCATTATTTGAGCATTTAATGATTTTATTGGCGGGACGAATTGCAGAGGAAGTATTTTATGATGTTTCGGTTACGACGGGAGCAATCAATGATTTTGAAGAAGCATTAAAATTGGCTGAAAAAATGGTTTTATATTATGGTATGGGTAAAAATGTAATTTATCCAAGTACTAGTGAAAAATATAAGGAAATGATTGATAATGAAGTTGTTGGATTAATTAATGAAGCTTATAAATTATCTCAACTAATCATTGAACATTGCAAAGAATTAATTAAAGAAACATCTGAAATATTGAAGAAGGATAAAATTTTGAAAGCGGATAAATTGCATGAATTAATTCATACCAAATACAAACATATTTTGGACAATTGAAATATAAGTTTATATTTTTTATATTTTGTAGAATATAAAATATAAAATGGAAGAAGAAATTGAAAATAGTAAAAATACCATTATTAAAATTCTAACAGATCGTTTATTGGAATTGCATCAATTTTTTAATGAATTATTAATTGCACCCATTACATTTCTTATTATTGTTATTATCTGTATGATTATTTTGTTAATATGTTTAGCATTTTACATGCATAATAAATTTGTTGGATACAATTTATTTTCTTATTTTGGTAATTTTACATACAAATCACAAAATAAATATTTTAATCCTGAAATCACATATTATGTATGTAGTTATGGTGGATGTGGTTCTTATATGTTATGTGACTATTTAAGACAATTTGGAAAAGTAGAACATATTCATAGTCGCTCACCTCCTATACATCTAGAATACATTGGCGCTAAAAATACTTTAAATCCTGTTTATGGTGAATGGTTTAATGGTATTTCTATACCAGATAACGAATTAACAAATTATAAAGTAATTTATTTATATAAAGATCCAGTGAAGGCAATTTATAGTAGATTTAGTAATCCAGATCATTTATTACATATTCAATGTGATTCAACAATTAAATTAGATCAAGTAATTAAATCTAATAAAGATTTATATGGATTAGAAGAATTCTTTGAAAATTATACAAAATCAAATCAAAACCGAAATTATCATATTTATTGTGTAAAATATGAAGATTTTTGGACACATATTTCAGAATTTAATCAACAACTTGGGTTACCAGATATTCCAGCTTTGTATCCTGTGAAAAAAGAAACTCCTATAAAAGAGAAAGAAAAATATAATAAAGCTCTTTATAAAATTTATAAATCTTTAATAAAGAAAATGGATAAAATGGATTTTATACAAATTATATAACTGCTCTACCTTTGTCGTTAAACCAATCTTTTTCAGGTCGATCTATTTTCTGATTTCTCTCTATAATAGCTTCCAAAATAAATGGTTTTACACCATTTTTAGTCATTTCATAATGGAGACTAGATGTATCTTTTGGAAAACATGTTCCTCCAAAACCTTTCAATCCATCATGCCCAGGAACTTGAGTATGACTATGTAATATTCTATCGTCATTCGCAGCGATTTTTCTAACATTTTCATAATTGATACCTAACTTATCGCAAAATGAATAAATTTCATTACAAAATGATACCTTTGTAGCTAAATAACAGTTTCTAAACATTTTAACCATTTCAGCTTCTTTATTTGTTAAAAAATTAATATTTGTATATTTAATTCTATCATTTTTAAATGCTAATTGAATTAGCAATTTAATTTTTTCCTTAAATTCTTCATCTTTTTCTCTATCTAAAAATAATATACCAAATATCCAATCTTTGTTATGAATAAAATCATGAATATAATTTTTCTCTGTTAAAAATTCGGGCATAAAATAACATTTAAGAGAATCGCATGTGCCTACCGGAACAGTTGATCTTAATACAATAAATCCTTTATAATTAATATTTTGTAAATCATTCAAAACGCTTTTAACAATATCTAAATGGCAAGATCCATCTTTATTCATAGGTGTAGGCACACTCACAAATATTATTTCACAATCAAACATTTCGCTTAATTTTAGGTTTTTTGGTAGACAAAATTCAGGATTTATATCATAAGCAAAAATTTCAATGTCTTTGCATAACAATTGGTTTGTTGCTTTCCCTACAAATCCGTTACCAATAATACCAATTTTCATAATTATATTTTAAAATATAATTATATTTTACAAATTAAACGTTTTACTTAAAAAATTCTATTGTTTTTATAATTCCTTTTTCTAAAACACATTTAGGTTCCCAGTGAAGTATATTTTTTGCTTTACTAATGTCTGGTCTTCTATTTGTAGGATCATCTAAAGGTAAATCTTTATATATTATTTTAGAATCAGATTTTGTTAATTTTAATATAATATTAGCTAATTCTTTTACAGTTATTTCATGTGAATTTCCTAAATTCATTGGATAAACATAATTTGAATCCATAAGTTTAATTAACCCGTCAATTAAATCATCAATGTAACAAAAACTTCTTGTTTGTTCACCGTTTCCATATAATGTAATATTCTCATTTTTTAATGCTTGATTTATAAAATTAGTTACTACTCTACCATCATCTTTATCCATTTTTGGTCCATATGTATTAAATATTCTAACAATTCTTGTATCAACATTATATTGATTATGGTAATCCATTACTAATGTTTCAGCAACTCTTTTTCCTTCATCATAACAACTTCTTATGCCGACTGTATTTACATTACCTCTGTAGTTTTCATGTTGAGGACTAATTTCAGGTTCTCCATATACTTCTGAAGTGGATGATTGTAAAAATTTCGCATTTTTCAATTTTGCTAAATCTAATAAATGTAATACTCCTAAAAAATTAACTTTAAGTGTATTAATAGGGTCTTTTTGATATTTTGGTGGAGAAGCAGGACATGCAAAATTATAAATTTCATCAATTTCATCATTTATTTCTAATGGATGAATAATATCATGATTTATAAGTTTAAAATTATTATGATTCATTAAATGTTGAATGTTTTTTATATTTCCAGTAATTAAATTATCCACACAAATTATTTTATGATTTTCATTTAACAATTTTTCACATAAATTAGAACCAATAAATCCTGCACCACCTGTTATTAGGATAGTTTTCATTTATATTATAAATGAAACATTTATATTATAAAATAAACGATTCTTTTATTTTTCTCTCCTATGTGTGGTGAGTATAAAAGGAATGTTTGCCTAACCAAAAAAGTTTTTTCAACTTATAATTAATAATATAAGGATCACAAAATAAAGGAACCCATTTACAAATAGGTATCATTGTTGAGCGTGTTAGAATGGTAGAATCATTCTTATTATTATTATTGTAATAAGAATCTGCATCTTCAAAACTTTTGAAACGAAAACAATGAAAACCTTCAATTATAATATCATCTGATTTGTTTTTTTCGACACATAAATAAACTCTATCGTAATAATTTGACTTTTTATTTGGATTTCGAAAATTATATATATATATTGCCCTGTAGAATACCCAGGGACACCTCGGGGACTTATATATTGTATTAATATAATCTGATATTGTAAAATCCATAATAATATTTTATGAGTATTAATTTGATTATCATAAAATATTTAAATTATTTTCATTTTATATATCCAAACTCACTACATTATTCGCAGAGCGTTGTCTTCTCTTGCTTTTCTTAGGTAAATTAACATCTCCTTGTAATTCCTTTAGATCGCTTATACTTATGGTGCTATCATTGTTACTCTGTGGTTGGTTTGTTTCTTGAATATTAATAGTCTTTGTTTTCAGACCAGAGAGAATATCTGATAAATCACTAGGCCCCTTCATTTCAGGTCTTTTATTGCTGCGATTTGACTCACGAAATTGAATACCATCATCTACAAAATTACTACGACTCATATTTACATTCATGTTCATTGCCGAATTGTTATTTCCCGGACGACTCATGGGAGGCGGAACCGCATTCGGACCTTGTGTGGCCATTGGTGGAGGTGGGCCTCTTCCTGAAGGAACTTGAGGCTCTGGATTCATCATATTGCTCATGAAACCAGAAAAACCTGGATTGGTTTGAGCCATAGAATTTACGGCGGCATTCTGGAAAGAACGCATCAAATCCGGATTTTGTCTTAAAATATCATCCATTCCAGGCATGGCTGATTTAAACATCGTATTTGTCATATGAACCATCATTGCACTACCGCCTAATTGGAAAAGTAATTTGAGTTCAGGAGCCATAGAAGCCTTAGACTTATATTTTTCATACAATTCTGCGAAAATATCATCATAATCAGTTATATTTTCATTTACTTGATCACTCCAACCATCTAGTTTAATATCAAATGGATCGAACTTATTGTTTAAAAATTCAATACCATTAATGACAGCCATTAACATATTTCCTTGGAATTTAACAGAATTTAACTTTACCTTTTCTTCCATAATGGTTTCGTATTCGCCTTGCATCTCTGCTAAAGAGGATTCCATTGTATATTTTTTGGAAAGCTCAACACCTTTTTTCTCTAAGGCTTCTAATTTTCTTAAATACTTGAATTTTTCTCTCAATAATTCCTCTTTCGTCATTTGTGGTTGTGAAGACATATTTGAATCAGGATTTACAGGAATATTATTAAATTTACCATAACCATCCCATGTTTTTGATGTATCCGCTGTTTGTGCTGTGGATTCTCCTACACTTGGATTTTCGCTAAATCGAACACTCGGTTTTTCATCACTTACATTACCAAATAGACTTGATTTTGGTTGAAAGGAGGATGATGTATTTACAGGAACATCATCTACTAAATTATTCAATTCATTTTCTAAATTATTTAAATCTTCTAAATCAATATCACTTTTTGATTTTTTGTTTCCTTCTTTTATTTTATCATTCATTAATAACTCAATCCCTCCTCCAAAATTACTTGTATTAATTGATTTACTTTGACTCCAACCACTATCAAAATTATCATTCAAATCTAATTCTATAATATCCGAAGAATCCATTATTATTCATTAATAAGAACATTTAATTTTAAGTAATACGAATAATAATATATTTATTTTTTAAATATATTGTTTTTGTAAATATATTGTTTTACACCCTTGAACATTTTAAATGGAACTTTTTAATTTGTTTCAAAAAAAATAAAAGAGATTTAAGGTTAGGTCTTTTCATACCTGCAGTAAAGTTTGATTATAGCAACTCGGTTTAAGTGCTTGATTACTTGTTTCTCTACATAAATAACTTGGTCTTTCTAATTTATTTATTGCGTTATTTGCTATTCTGTAGATATTAGATGAACCATTACGGTCTCTGTTCCACAACCCACAACCGCTCTTACAGCGTAGTAGTCCGTGAATTAACCGTATTTCATCTTTCTTTTTATTTGGATGTTGTCTTATCTTAAATTTCTCACATATTCCTCCTTCACAATTAGAACATTTGCAACTTGTTCTAAACTCATCCACTAAAAATACTTTGTAATTATTTTTTCTAAATAAGGTTCTCATTCCCTTCCCTAATGTTGGTTCTTTATATTTCATTTGTTTTCTCTGTTCCCAATCACCAATACATATAACTGTATCTTCGTGAGAACCAAATGTTTTCTTGAATTCATTTATCATTTTTTGTTCGTTTCGTTTTGTATTTATGTATCTACCAAATTTTAATTTACGGAATAATTCTTTCTTGTAAAATCCAAATAAAATATGGTTGATACGGTTTTTTTCCTTTATGTATTCCTTAAACTTCGTAATGTTAAGTGTTTTCTTATTGTAATGTGATAATTCTGTTTCATAATCAACAATTGATTTATTATTTATTTTATTGGTTTTCATAGCGAGAGTAATATTGTTATATTTTTTCATTTTGGTTTCTTTTCTTCTTTGGTCTAGTGAATAACGAAATATAGTTGCATCTTTGGTTGAACCATCTACGCAATAAATTAAATCACATTTACCTGCATCTATACCTATTATTTTCTTATTTTGTAAAGTGGAATAATCGGTTAATTCATCAATATATAATTCTTTCGCTACTTTCTTTTTCATCATCGGTAGTTTCTTACCGACTAATTCTTTCTGTAAAAATAAGATAGAAATACCAATCCCATCTGTGGAAATCATATGATGGAATGAATAACCTGTTTTGGTAAAACATTTTCTTTCGGTTCTAAAAAAGAAATTCCATATCTTATCTTCGTTTTTTTTCAAATTTCCTTCTGTCTTATAAAACCCTTTATTACCTTGTTCTTTTCTCAATAGTAAATTGACTAATGTAGTGGTA